CTCCCATAGGTTGTTTTGACAGGTTAATTGGTAAATATTTTTTGACAACCTTTTCATAATCTTCACAGGGTTGGAGGACACAATTTTGGAGGAAATCGGTGAATATTTTGATGTCGATAGGATTACGTTGAAGGACAAAGTTGCTAATGATGCTGAAATAGGGAGGATCAATATTAAGAAAATTTAATCGAGAAAGTAAATAATAACAGAGACGATTTCGGTAGAAAATATTTGGTAAATTGGTTTCTTTATTCATCAAGTCGAAGAAATATTCAAGTAATTTAAATTCATTGATAAAATTGGTGTCGATGTCAACGACTGTTGTGGTTTTCCATTCGTTATCGTTATGGTATTTTAGTTTAAAGAATGGAATATAGCGTACGAGAGTACCGAAGAATCCGTAGTGACACATTTTATTAAAATCAAAAAACTGTGGAAAAAAATATATATATAATTCAACAAAATCCAAATCTAAATATTTTTCTAAAATTTTTGCAGTAGTGATATCACAATACATTCTTAAATTAATGTCCAAATTGCTTTGTTTTAATTTATTAATAAGCGTATTAATTCCAATGAAATATGAGTCGATTTTTTTTTGGTAAGCTTTATTTTTGAAGTTTTTTTCACCTCGTGAGTAGGCATAAACTTCATCAACCTGTTTCAATAAAAAAAAACTGAAAACAAGTAAATTATTTTTCTTTTTGAAATTTTTGTTTTTGAAAATGTGAAATGCCCATTTTATGTTGTCCCATTTTCCATAAATATATTCATCAACAGTATATTCTTTTCGTTCAATTGGATTAATAATTTTTTCAATAGTTTCATTCATTTTATTATAAGGTAACAAAATAAATTTAACGACCTCCACACCCACATCCGGTTCTTGCAGTCATTGGTGTATTAGTTTTAAAGTTTGGTTGATTCATTCTATTATAATCATTTCCGTTTGAAAACTTAATTGGTGCTACATTATTGGGAGTTTCTGGGTTAGATTTAACTTCTTTTTTATCTTCTGATTTTTTTGAATCTTTTTTATCATTAGTCTTTCTAGGATCTGAAAAATTACGGCTTTCTGCTTGATAGACAGAGGGAAATGAAGATACATCTTCAAGTCTGGCACGTTGTTCGGGAGTAAGAGGGACAGGAGCGGATGTTCTTCCACCTCCACACCCACATCCGCCGATTGGTCTTGGGTGATTTTCGTAGATCTTTCTGTCTGGTTTATAAGAACTCATTATATTTTTTCAATATTTTATTTTTTTCAATAATTCTAAAAGTTTTTTTCTTTCCTCTTTTTTCAATTTTTCAGGAAAAAATTCCTCAACTTCTTTCCACTTCTTATCAGCAATTGCTTTTCTCATCTGCCAACTATTAAAATCCTTAAACGTCGGAATTAAAATCTCCTCCCTCTTCACATCTAAATTTTCAAACATACTAAACCTCCTATTTCCCTCATCCTTCTCTGCCTTCAATAATAATAACTCATCATCCTTCTTTAAATTTTTTGCTATCAAAAATGCAAACATTATTGGAGAAGGCTGATTTGAAATAGTTACTTTTATTTTTTCTTGCATTTCTTTTGGTAAAGTTTCTAAATATGTTTTCCAAAAGGTGAGGGTTTCTTGGGCATTGATTGCTGGAATTTTTCCTTCTTTAGCTGCTTCTTCGATGGCTTTTTTAGTGGGTTCTTTTAATTTATATTTTTTAGCGATATTTTCAAGTTCTTTTTCGGAGAATTGGGCAAGTTTAAGTTCATAAGGAACAATAAGGAGACGTGGTTTGTTGGAAATAATGATATAAAATTTATCAGGTTTATATTTTTTCATTGATGTTTCGATGACTTTAAGGTGACCACTATGAGGAGGTTTAAAGCTTCCAGGAAAAATTGCGACTTTCATTTATATAATTCAATATAAAAATATCTTGATAATAAGATAAATGGTTGCGGAGACTAAATATTATGATGTGTTGGGAATTAAGCCGAATGCGAGTGAAGAAGAGATAAAGAAGGCATATAAGAAGATGGCCTTAAAATGGCATCCAGATAAGAATGGGGATAATAAGGAGGAGGCAGAGAGAAAATTTAAGGAAATTGCAGAAGCATATGCGGTTTTGGGTGATAAGGAGAAGAGACAGTTTTATGATAGACATGGAAGTGGAGAGGGAATGCATATGGAGGATGAAATGTTTAATATGCGAAGAGGCCATCCAAGAGGAAATTTTACTCGTTCTTGGTCAACTAGGGGAAGTGTGGATCCCAACGAAATTTTTAGACAATTTTTTGGTGCTGATAATCCATTTGAAAATGCACATCAATTTCCCAAGAATGCTCAATCGCAATTTTTTCAACAACCTTTTCCTAAAGAAAAAACAAATAATATTCAACAAATGGAAGTAAAAGTATCATTGGAGGAATTATTTTTGGGTGTTCATAAAAAATTTAAGATACGTTCTAATATTTTTAGAAATGCAAATGAATCTGAAATTGAGGAAAAAATAATTGAATTTGATGTAAAACCTGGATGGAAAGATGGAACTAAAATTACTTTTGAGAGAAGTGGTGACCAGCAACATCCTTCTTCTGAAAGAAATGATATCCAATTTGTTATTTCCTCCAAACCTCATCTTACATTCTCTCGCGTAGGAAATGACCTTGAATATAAAGCTAAAATATCTCTCAAACAAGCTTTATGCGGTGGATTAATAGAAATAGAGCATTTGGATAAAAGAATTTTAAAAATGCATTTAAAAGGAGTTACCACACCAGATACACGTCGAACCGTACAACATGAAGGAATGCCAAATAGTAAAAATGCAGTGGATAAAGGTAACCTACACATAATCTTCGAAGTTGAATTCCCAGATTATATTGATCCATTAGTTAAAAAAGAATTAGAGAGATTACTTTAATCACAGTAATCTTTGTGTGGTAATGGAATTTGTTTAATTCTGATAGTAAAAATTTCATCGGCAATTCCGCTATGATTTTTAGCATCAGAATAAGAGGTGCATTGTAATCCTTTTATGGCAGCAAATCCAAAACCAGATTTTGCGTATTGTCGGAGATCGTTAGGAATGAAGTTATAATTTACGGGTCTATTTCCCCATACCCAGGTAATTGCATAATTGACGTCTGGATCGGTGTTAAAACTTTGAGTAATTTGTTCGCAGACAGTGTATGGAATTTTGTTATTAAAGAATAATTCTCCACCAGAATTGTAAATGCTAAGATCGACTGTGATGGATTCTGCTTTGAGGTACTTATCTAATTCTAGATATGTGACACCCCAGTTGGGGGTGCTTTTAATTTGTAAAATTAATTTGCGGACTAATTTGACGAATTCGCATTTATCGAGTAATTTTTCGATTATTTTGACGGAAGAGGAATATGTGGTCATATATCACTTATTTAGATAAAAATATATATCTAAATAATATTTTATTCTACTTTTGTCAATCTATTTATGCTGCTGGCATAATATTTCTTTTCTTGATTATAGACAACATATTTGTGAGTACAACATTTTTTATTAAATTTGAATTCATGATAAGATGGGAAAGTATTAACACCTTTAAGTACACCATTTTCCTCAAATGTTATAATAACGCAATCGAAACCAGGCAATCTTGCTTCAACTTTATATGTTTTATCTCTAAGTTTGGTAATTGTTACTGTTTCAATATTGGGTTTATTCACATAAGTGCCGTCATCTTGAAGAATTGTAACTTGTCCTTTTTCGGAATATTTTCCTTCAATAACCATAATAATAAATAGATTAAAAAAATATTATTCTAAATTATATATGGAATATCGAAATTATGATAATGTGAATGAAAATGTTAGGGAGAATTATAAAATGGCGCGTATTTATCAATCTCCAAATTATGTTAAAGAAATGCGAGAAAAATACGCAGTGCCATCCTTTTATTTATCCTTCAAAGAAATCCTTGAAAAATTAAATGCATTCATTGATTTAAGTGATCCCGATTGCAATTTACCCAATATTCAGCATGCATTTCAATCTGCAGAACAAGCACAAAAAGATGGGAAACCAGATTGGTTTGTGTTGGGACTATTTATTCATGATTTCGGTAAATTATTATATTTGCAAAATGATGAAAAAAATGGGCAATCAATGAAACATCAATGGGGAATTGTTGGAGACACATTTATTGTTGGTGTTAGAATACCTGATGAAATCGTTTTACCTGAATTTAACAATTTGATGAGGCCTTTATCGGAGATGGGTAATTATGAGAAACATTGTGGATTGGATAATATGTTTATTTCGTATGGTCATGATGAGTATTTGTATCAAGTTTTGAAAAATGGGATAAATGGTAATAGTTTACCGGAAGAGATTTTGTATTGTATTAGGTATCACAGTTTATATTTACATCATAAGGATGAGGTTTATGATAGGTTTTTGAATAAGCGGGATAGGGAGATGTTGGCATTATTGAAGGAATTTAATGGTTATGATTTATATACGAAGAGTGAGGTAATTTATGATGTAAGGGAGATGGGAATGAAATATTTTGATTTATGGAGGAAATATTTTGAGTTGGATGGATTATATTTATAACATATATTATGGAATATAAGATAAGTTTAAATGGTTATTATTATAAAAATAATACGAGAATATCGGAAAAAGAATATAAAGAACGAAGGCCAGTTGTTGGAGATAAGGTGGAAATAATAATTAAACCATATGATAAAAAAATTACAAAAGTAGGGATAGTTAAGGATGTTTTAACGAAGAAGCAATTTCATTCAAGGGGACATAAGGTTCGTTTGTTAGATGGGACAATTGGAAGAATTGTAAAAATATTTGATAAAAAGAATAATAAATAATTTTTTTTATTTTGAAAAAAATTGATAGAAAAAAGGGATATATTATTTGTGAATTACAAAATGTATCAAGCACGACTCAGAAAAGAACTTAAGGATCTTGAAAAAGAGCCCCTTGAAGGTATTACTCTTCAAATGGATGAGGGTGATATGTTAAAATGGAAAGGCACAATTGAAGGGCCTGCTGGAACTGCCTACTTTGGCTATAAATTAAGAGTAAATATTTCACTTACTGACAAATATCCTCTCAAAAGCCCATCTGTCTCATTCGATCATCCTGTTTATCATCCAAATGTTGGATCTAGTGGAAACATTTGTTTGGATATTTTACAGTCTCAATGGGCTCCGACTCTTACACTAAGTAAGGTAATGTTGAGTCTTTCGAGTTTGTTGAATGATCCGAATGCATCGAGTCCTTTGAATGGTACTGCAGCGGGTTTATGGAATAGTGATCGTCCGAAGTATGATGAAGAAGTAAAGAAAATTTGTGAGAAAAATTGTGAAAAAATCAGTTCTATTTAAGAACTACCCCAATTATAAGTAATTCATTGTTATGGCATTTATAGGTTTTGAATAAAAATAGATTACCATTTTCGTCATAATTTCTTACTAAATTATCCGGTAATCTTTTGCCAAATTGCATATTTATCTTAGCCCATAAATACTTACTATCATCACAAAATTTATGATATTCTTGGCATAAATTATAATTTCCATCAGAATCATAAGTCAAACTAGCTACACGATTTATGATTATTATTTTAGCATTTGGATAATTTATTTCTTTAAGTAGTTGTTTGGAAGTATGTAGGTATTGGTTGAATATTTTTTTTGATATTTGGCAGTTGTGTTGGTTGAATAAATGGAAGAGTTGATCGAAGAAGAGGCTGGTATCAAAGAATAGAACTTTACGGTTATATGAGAGTTTTGATTTTTGGAGAATGATGAGGGAGATTGTGACTGAAAGTATTATTAAAGTTAGTGTAAAATTTAGAAACATATAACTTTTATACATAAAAAAAATTTGTTAGTATCTAAATTTTTTTATAATATTATAATATGAATATGGATCAGAGAATAGTTCAACAATACATAAATTTTGTTGGAAAAGCAGAGGTGGAAGAATTAACCAAAAAATTTAATGTTCAACAATTCTGCCGCCGTTGGGAACAAGTATTAACATCCAGATCAACCGGATTATTAGGATCAGGAATTGTCTATAGTTCGGTTAACGCAATTTATGTTCCTTTATTAAATAATGAAGTTGGTGTTTTGAATTCCGCTTATGACGGAAAATTTCAAAAAACTTCAATTATTGGTGCTAGCCGCGCCAGAGATGCAAATGTTCCAACCTGTCGTACTGTCAAATTTGGAACACAATTGATTGAGGGGAATTATTGGTTAATATATATTTCAGATAATTTTGACACGTTGATTGTGAGTGCGCCGATAATAATTCCAGGATTGGGAATAAATTTATCAAATAATTTTGGGTTATATGTTTTGGTGCAGAATAGGGATAAATTTTGGTCATCAGAGGAACCAAATAAGGTTTTTGATGTATTGAAGAAATATGGATTTACACAATTCTGGAATAATCCTGTAAATTCTGGTTCTTCATTTCCGATTTTTAGAGAAGATATTGTTAAACTAATAGAAGAAAATAAAGAAAAACGTGTTAAAAAGCAATATAAAAATTCAAATAAGCAGCAAACGAAATCCAAATAAAATATGGTACTAAAACCCAAAATGCTGTTCTATTAACATTCCAGCTTTGAATCAACAAACAAATTGTTAGTATTATCATTATGCCAACAATTAACAATGCTATTTTTAGATTTCTTAAACCGAAGAAAACCCATCCCCAGATAAAATTTAGAATAAGTTGAATTTCATAAACAATCATATAGTTTTTAAAATTATTATCCATAAGTGAAGGACGATTTTTACTTTTATAGGAATTATAGATAAGGAGGGCATTAACTCCAAGAAGAATATATAGAATAGTCCAAGCAATTGGAAATACAATGTTTGGTGGTGTTAAAACCGGTTTTTTAAGACTATTATACCATTTTTGGTCGAATTTGCTGAAACTGCTGGATAAAGCTGAACCAATTGTTGGTTGGAGAAGAAGCAATGCTTGATTTATTAAATCCATATAAATAAATTAGAGAAAATTATTATTCGCTGGTGACATTACGAATGAGCATTTTGAGACTATGTTTGCAATTTTCGACATATGAACAGAGGGGAAAATAGTGAGATCCAATGCCGAAAAGGATATATAGAACGGAGAGTATAACGAAGGTAGAAACAAAAGAGGAAACAAAATGGAATATTATTTTAAACGTCACTCTATGTTTTAATTCATATTTTTGGAAACGATCATCTAAATATTCATTAAAAGAAAAACCCATTGCTAGAATCACTGATAAAACAATTGCATTTACAAGAAAAGCACTGATTGGGTTATTGTATTTTATATTTTTGATAAGAGGAAATTTCATTCGTATATATATATATTTAAAAATATTTTAATAATTAATTAAAATGAAGGAATATACATTTAAATTATATGATAATTTTTTACCGAATCCAAATAGAATCCAAAAATCTAATATTATTGTAAATTTCAAATATTGCAATATTTCGGAGTTATGTTGGATAGATGAAGAATTTAATGATAATCTTTTTATACTTCCAGATTGGGTTAATTTTTTTGATTTAAGTTATAATACAATTTATGCATTTTATAAGGGAACATCTCATGATTATCCATTGCCAAAAGAATTAAAGGTATTAAATTTGTCATTTAACAAATTAGATTTTATTTCAGATAAAATACCAAATGAATTAATTGCCTTAAATATTTCAAATAATACCATAAAATTTATTCCAAAATTACCGGAAACAATTAAGGTATTAAATGGTGCCCATAATACTATTAAATGGTTTGATCAAGAATTACCCAACTTGGAAAAATTAAATTTATCTTATAATCATATTGTTTATTTTAGATTTGATAGGTTAGGGGAGAATTTGAAGTTTTTAGATTTAACTGGAAATCAGTTGAAGACAATTGGCGGAGATATTTTCCCCCCTAATCTAGAAATTCTTAAATTAAAAGACAATAGATTAGAAAAAATACCAGATTTACCCAAAAATCTTATCGAGTTAGATGTTGCCGAAAATAATATTAAACAAATTGATTTTTACCCTAATACTTTGAAAAGTTTGGATACAAGTTCGAATGATTTGGAAAAGTTATCAGATAGTTTGATGGATTGTGTAGGTTTGGAGAAGTTGAATTATGAGAAGAATGATTCAATTGAGATTTCTTTAGATTTATTGAGATGGATAGATAGACAGTTTCATTTGATGCACAATATGGAGAAGGAGATAAATTTGAAGGAGATATATGCGCAGAATTACGAGGAAATACAGACAGTATATAATGATTCGCAGAATGCGCATAATTTAAAGATAAGGAATGAGATAATGGAGTCGATGGAGCGGATTGTGAGAAATGATGAGATCCCGGGGGTAAGTTTTGAGGAGAGTTGTGAGGGATTGGTGGGATATTTTAAGATGGAAAATACTAAAGAAATTTTGATGGAATCAGATTTTGGGGAGGTAATGTTGAATGGACAGAGGTACACTTTGGCTGATTTTTTCCCATATTTGTATAAAAGAATTATTAACAGTAAAAATCCGGAAGATCTTGCGAATATCCTAGAAAATGAAATTCATAATTCCAAATCTGTCTGCTTCTCCGGAAGAATTGAAGCATATGTTTCAGCATTTGTTGGTTTTTATGAAGATGTCCATTATTCACCATCATTATCTGATCAAATTTTGGCAAAAATTGAGGTGATAAAGAATAAGTTGCATAAGGATAGGATACCATCTGATTCGTTGAATTATCAGGTGGAGATGAGATTTTATATGGGTGATGCTTTAAGAGAAATGGATTTAGATAGGGAAACTATTGATGTTTGGTTATCGCCGATAGATGATAATATCGAGGAGCAGATAAAGACTTTAGAGAATTATTATGGAAAACCGATTAAAGAGGTATTAGATACGATAAAGATGAGAAAAGTAATAAAGCAGTATTTTTTACAGTATTTTTTAACGGAGAAGTGCGTAAAAAATGACAGTATATAATGTTAATAAAATAAATGTATTATAATAATTTAAAGAATAAAGTAGAAGAGAGAAATAGGCATTTTATAGATGAAATTTTGCAGACGACATATGCATCTCGGATACAGTTAGATTTGAAAATTGAGAAGGAGATTTTGGAGAAGAGGGATGAAATCGAAAAGCAGTTGAATGGTGTTTTTGGACAGGTAACCTATAATTGGAAGATGAAGGTAAGGAATAGTGCGTTGAAGGGAAAGTATTTTACAAATTTATTCTTTTTTAACAATCAGAGTGAGGCGGATTTATTTTTTATAAAGAATGAATTATACGAAAAAATCAAATTAACTCCTCCATTTATGCGTCTTGAACAATATTTCACCACATTTGGATTTGAATTTAAATTGTTACGAAAAAACGGGATTTTATTGGCGCAGGTTTGTTGGGAAAAATATTTTGAGAAGGAAGACCAGAAAAATATTTTGAATGAAGAAAAAGATGAAGTTATTATCGAAGAAGAAGAAGATGAACCAATTTAAAAGTTTTTTTATATTTTTTATAAAAAAAATGCATTTATCAATTTCAGATATTTTCGATGGATGGGAGAAAAAAGACAGAAATATTATTGAAGAAGAAATCGCAGTTGATGGATGGATAGAATATAAACGTAATAGTTCTGATTCTTTAGTGTTTATTGTTGTTCGTGACGGAAGTATTTTTAAGAATTTACAGGTTGTTTGTGATTCAAAGAATTTTGACAATATGAAGCATTTTGAGGAGGTTTTGAGAGCAAATAGAGGCAGTGCCGTTAGATTTACTGGAAACATTGTTAAGTCACCTGCGAAAGGTCAGGAAATTGAATTAATTGCGAATTTTTGTAAGATTTATGGGGTTTTGGATGAGGGAGATTATCCCTTGGCGAAGGCAAAGTTGCCATTAGATGTTTTGAGAAATTTTCCGCATTTACGTGTAAGAACCCGAACTTTTCAGGCAATTGGAATTATCAGAAATACTTTGCAATATGAAACTCATAATTTTTATAATAAATTGGGATTTATTCATGTGGCTACTCCATTAATTACTGCGAATGATTGTGAGGGAGCTGGAGAAACGTTTGATATTGCACAGAATAATGGGAAACATTTTTTTGGGCGTATGGCGCATTTGACGGTAAGTGGACAATTGCATGTGGAGACTTTTGCACACGCTTTTGAGAAGGTATATACATTTGGGCCGACTTTTAGGGCGGAGAATAGTAATACAAGTAGGCATTTGGCGGAGTTTTGGATGATAGAGCCGGAGATGACATTTATAGGATTTCAGGATTTGATGAAGAATATGGAGATGTATTTGAAATATATGTGTTCAATTGTTTTAAAGAAACATCGTGATATATTGGAATTCTTTGACAATTTCTATGAAAAAGGTTTAGTTGAACGACTGGAAAATGTTGCAAAAGTGGGTGAAGATTTTATGCAGAAGAGATATGAAGATTGTTTGAAGTTTTTATGGAAGGAGATTGATTGTGGCAATATTGTAATTGATGGAAAATCAGAGGCGAAGAGGATGTCAAATGGGATGTTGGTATTGAGGAAGAGGCCGGAGTTTGGGGATGATTTTGGTAGTGAGATTGAGAAATATTTGGTGGAGGAATTTGGAAACAAGCCTTTTTTTCTGACACATTTTCCCAAATCATTGAAGTCATTTTACATGAAAGTTTATCCGAGTGATCCGAAGTTGATGGAGGCGACTGATTTGTTGGTTCCTGGTGTAGGAGAATTGATGGGAGGATCGATGAGGGAGGATAGTTATGAGAAATTGAGTGAGACGTGTGTGGAGAAGGGAGTGTCGAATGAGGGTTTGGAATGGTATATGGATATGAGAAGATATGGTACTGCTCCACATGGAGGATATGGAGTAGGTTTTGAAAGATTATTATTGTATGTAACTGGAATGAAAAATATTCGGGATGTTATTCCATTTTATAGAACTCCTGGGCAGTGTTTTGCTTAATTCTTTTTCTTTTCTTCTTCTTCTGAAGCCATATCTTCAAAAGGATATTCATCATAATAAGGATATCCATAATAATAAGGTAAATATTGATTATTCCAGTATCCATCACCGACTAAATAAACATTTTGATAATTTGGCCAGTGATTTCTGCGGCGATGTTGGTCATGGTGAACCCAATTTCCGCGGCTTCTTCCTCCACCTAAGCTGCGAC